GCGTCAATCTCGGGCTTGAAGCCTTGCACGGTGACGGGCGATTGCGGGAACACGGCCGGGTTACCCAGGGCCAGGCTCATTTCAAAGGTGGCCAGGCCGCGCAGGATGCGCTGCCATTCGGCCACGGCCGCCGCGCGTGCGTCAGTTTCGTTGGCGAAGGTGGTGCGCAGGCGCTTGCTGTTGCCGGGCACGCCGGCCACCACGCTGCGGCGGCGCGCATAGCGCTCGTCGTGCCAGAAGGCGCGCACGCCCGTGTAGGCGTCGCTTTCGGCGCTGTGGTAGCGGTGGCCGTCGCCCAGGGCGCGCGTGATGGGAATGACTGGAAGCGCCTTGCCGCTGGCGGTGCGGCTCTGGTTGATGGGGATGAAGAGCAATGTGTCATTCTTGACGGTGGCCACCGCGTCGTACTTCCTGCCCAGCCGGCGCAGGAAGGCCGCATCGCTTTCGTGCGTCTGGTCGATGTGCTCGATGGTGGTGTCGCGCAGGCGTGCCGACACGCCCGACGCCAGCTCATTGCGGAAGGCGATGGCCTCGATGATGGCGCCCAGGGTGGTCTTGTGAAAGCTGTGCTCCTGCTGCTGCTTGAAGGTGTCGATCAGGTTGGCCGACCGGGCGCGCAGGGTGATGGTGTCGGGCGCGCCGCTGTGTTCCACCTCGTCGACTGTGAACTTGCCCATATCCACCAGACCGGAGGCTTGCCAGCCCAGCGCCAGGGCGATCTGCGCGCCGCGCGGCGGCATGGCCAGCTTGCCGTCGCTGTCGTCGAGCGAGATATCGAGCTGGTCGCTCTCGTCGCCTCGGCACAGGGTCAACGTCAGATTGATTAGCCGCGGTGAGACGATGGCCGTCAAATCCTTGTCCTCGATGCTGACCTTGAAGGCGGGGATATGCTCGCTCATTTGAATTTGTCCGCCGCGCTGCCGATGGCGCCGCTGATGCTGCCGCCGATCTTGTCTTTCATCTCGCTGACCACGCCGCCATATTTCGACGTGATGCCGCCCACCACATTGCCCACCACGCTGCCCACGGCATTCTTGGCCGCACCCGCGATGCTGCTGGTCATGCCGTCGATGCTGAGCATGTTTTTCAGGTCGCCGATGTCGCCCAGGCCGACCATGGCCAGCACGCCGTCGTCGTCGCGCTTGAGCGCAATCGAGAACTCGACGCGGCGCGCGCCGCCGCTGCCGTCCAGGATGGTGCGGCCTTCCGTCATGCTGGTGATGCGGTAGGAGCCGAGAATGCGGCCCGTGCCCTGGATTAGAATCCACGATTTACCGGTATCGGCCATCATGCGCAGCGCATCGAGCGAATACAAGGAGCCGGTCAGTTCCGGCGCCACCCATCCCGAGAGGGTAATCGTGTCGTCACCTGGCCCCACATACTGGTGCGCGTCGCGCAGGCCCACGCGCGCCGTGCTGGCGTGCTTCCATTCCGTTTGCCGCTGAAGCTCGTGATAGGCGAGGGTCGGCAGGCTGAACACGAACATTCCTAAAATCATCATCATTGTGTGCTGTTCTTTCTTAATCGTGGTCGCGCAGGGACGAGCGGATGCATGCCGCCTTTTCGCGGTCCCGCTGATCGAGCGCCGCGTTCACCGCGCGCGCGATGGCTTGCGCGTCCATGCCGGGCGCCGTGGCAATATGAATCTGGATGGTGTCGTGGCTATCATAGCTGGCGGCTTGACCACGCGCTGCCACAGGCGGCCGGGTGTCGAACGCTAGAGCTGGAGCAGCCCCGCCATCCTCCATATGAATGCCGGCACCGAGCTGTGCCAGTTGGCGGGCCAGCCCGCTGACCTGGCGCAGCGCTTCATTGCTTGGTGCTGGCGTAACCTAGGACGCGCATCGGGTGACGTGGCCGGGGCGGGTACAGAGGTGATCTGCTCCCTCTGACGGGCAAGTCCGATGACCTGGCGCAGCACGTCATTGCTTGGTGCCGGCGTAACCAAGGGACGCGCATCGAGTGGCATGGCCGGAGCAGGTGCTACCTTGATCTGTTCCCGCTGACGGGCCAGCCCGGTGACCAGGCGCAGCACGTCATTGCTTGGTGCCGGCGTAACCAAGGGACGCGCATCAAGTGGCATGGCTGGAGCAGGTGCTACCTTGACCTGTTCCCGTTGACGTGCCAGCCCGGTAACTTGGCGCAGCACGTCGCTGCTTGGTACCGGCGTAACGAGCGGGCGCGCGTCGTGTGGCGCTGCCGGAGCTGGTGCGACATTGATCTGCGCCAGTTGGCGAATCAGAACGTTGACCTGGCGCAGTGTGTCATTGCCTGCTGCTGGCGTAACCTGAAGACGCGCATCGGGTGGCACGGCCGGGGCCGGTGCCGCGTTGATCGGCGCCATCTGGCGGGCCAGCTCGCTGACCAGGCGCTGCGCATCACTGCCTGGTGCTGGCGTAGCCAGGGGGCGTGCATCGAGCGGCGCGGCCGGAGCCTGTGCCACCTTGATCTGTTCCCGCAGCCGGGCCAGCCCGGTGACCTGGCGCAGCGCATCATTGCCTGCTGCGGGGGCAATCAGGGTGCGCGCATCGAATGGCGCGGCCGGAGCCGGTGCGGCATTGATCTGCGGCAGTTGGCGAACCAGCACGCTGACCTGGCGCATCGCGTCATTGCCAGTTACTGGTGGTTCGACCGATGGCTGCACGTTGAGCGCGGCGGCAGGGCCGACTGCTGTACCGATGGCGATACTTGCGCCTATCTGGGTCAGGCGCTTGGCAAGGCTGATGACTTGCGTGATGGACGCTCCCTCGCTGCGCTCCAATCCCATCGCCAAGCCCTGCATGGTGTAGTCGCCCAACTGCGCAAATACGCGGCTCGGGCTGTGGATGCCCAGCTTTTCCTTGAACCAGGCAATGGTGCTGGAACCTGCATTGCTGATGGCTTCCTTGACGGCGCCCATGGAGCCGGTGATGCCGTTGATCAGGCCGCGCACGATGTTGGAGCCGAACTCGGTGAACTGGGCCGGCAGCTTGATGCCGAACCAGCCCAGCACGCCCGCGAATGCCTGGTAAAACACGCCCAGCGGCGACCAGTTGACAATCAGGGCCGTGATGCTGCCCATGCCGCCTGCGCAGACGCTGCGCAGGCGCGACCAAACATCGGCAATGAAGCCGGTCAGCGGCGCCAGGCCGGTTGCGAAGCGCTGCAGGATTGCGGCGGAAAAGTCGGTGAACTTGGCCGGCAGCACGATATCGAACCAGCCCAGCACGCCCGCGAAGGCGCGATAGAACAGCCCGACAGGAGACCAGTTGGCGATCAGCGTGCTGATGCCGCCAATGCCGCCTGCAAACGCGGTTTTGATGTGCGACCAGACGCCGGTAAAGAAACCTTTGATCGGCTCCCAGTATTTATAGATCAGGAAGGCGGCGCCGGCCAGTACCGTGATGGCGATGCCAATCGGGTTCAGCATGAGGGCGCGGCCCAGCCACAGCACGGCTCGCCCCACCCACATGAAGTCGCCACCCAGGCCACGCAGGATGGGCGTGAGCACGCCACCCTTTACGCCCATCTTGGCGAACATGACGTGCAGCATGGCATACGGGCCGACTAGGGCGGCAATGCCCAGCATCAGCGGGCCAATGACCAGCAACAGGCCGGCCAGCACGGCAAAGGCGATAATCATGACCTTGGCCACGGTCGGGTTGCGCTCCATGAAGCCATTCAGGCGCTGCACAGCACTGATGGCAAACTCCAGCCCCTGCGCATACAGCGGCAGGATTTTTTCGCCCATGGTGAGCTTGAGGTTGGCCAGCTTCGATTGCGCTTCCAGCTCCTTGCCGGCGGCCGAGTCGCGGCCCAGCTTTTCCAGCTTGCCGATATCGGCGGCGCCACGGTTGAGCTTTTCGTTCTTGTGAATCTGGACGCGCTGCAAATACATCTGCGAATACAGGTTCGACGCGGTGCGGTTGGAAAAGATGCTGCCGATGGCGTCGAGCACCTGTTTCTTCTCGGTGATGCCCTTTTTGGCCAGTTGCGGCAGCAGCACCTTTTCCAGCCATTCGAACTGGTTTTCGCGGAACAGCTCGGCGCCCAGCAGCGCGCCGGGATCGAGGAACGAGACTTGCCCCGCCTTGTCGTGCTTGACCTTGCTCTTGTCGCCAATCAGGCCGAACTCTTCCAGCTTCCTGGCCGAACGCTTCGTCGTGCGGCCCTGGTACAAGTTCTGGTAGGCGCTCATCAGGGACGTGCCGACGCGGTTGCCGCTCATTTCCTGCACCAGCGGTTCCATCTGGTAGTAAAAGGCGTCATCTTTCAGGCCCTTGGCGGCGATGCCGCCAGTCTTGATCATGTTCAGCCATTCATTCGGGCCGACGCGTCCGCCCGTGGCGGTGATGACCTGCTGCACGATGTTGGCCTGGGCTTCAAACTTTTCCTTGCTCCTCAGGCCGCCGCGCAGCTCGATGATCAGCTCGCGGGTCATGAACTTGCGTTCGTTGTCGGCGCCCTCGGCCTCGCCAAAGAAGGCATGGTTGGCAAACTTCATCTTGGCCAGGGTAGGGGCGACCATTTCCGCATGGTGCACGTCGGCGAAGGCGCTCATGCCGTCGCGCATGAGCTGCAGGTTGTCGAGCTGGCTGGTGCCGTACGTTTTCATGTTGCGCGCGAAGGCGACGGCCTCGGCCGATACTTTACCGCCCAGGCCCAGCGCGTAGACGCGGCCCACTTCCGTTTGATAGTGCTTAGCCTCATTCAATCCCTTGACGACCGGCGCGCCGATGACGGCACCCGTGGCGGTGGCGCCAGCGCCGGCCATGGCCAGGTTGCCCGCCTTGTTGCGCAGCTTGTCGGCGTGCTGGGTGGCGTTGGTGACGCGCTGCTGCTTCGCGGCCGCGTTGGCCAGCTTCTGCTGCTGCAGCGACATGCTTTTGTTGGTGGCCTCGATCTCGCGGCGCAAGGTGCGCTCGTGGTTGGCCAGGTCCCTGGTGCCGATGCCGGCGCTTGCCAGGCGCTCGCGCATGACCTGCAGTTGCTGGGCCTGCTGCTGGCCGGCCGTCTTCAAGGCGCCGGTCGCTTTGACGGCGGCGTTAAACTCGCGTGTCATGGCGCGCGTGGGCGCCTCGGTCTGCTTCATTTTGGCGGCCAGACTGGCCACCTTCTGTTGCGCCGCTTCCAATTTGCTGCGGGTGGCGTCCAGGCCGCCATGCAGCTCGCGGAATTTGCTGATGTTCTTTTGCTGGGCATTCAAGTCGCGCAGGCGGTCGCTGGTCGCTTTCAGCGCCTTGGCCGTGTCGCTGGAGCCGCCCATGATTTTCTTGAGCGGGCCGGTGATCTTGTCCAGCGCCGCAAACACTACCTGTAATTTCAGATCCCGACCAGCCATCTATTCCGCTCCGCTTCGCTGCCGGGCACGTTCGCGCCAGGCCATCAGTTCATCAATCGTAAAATCGTCCATCGCTGCCGGCGTCCAATGAAAGACGCCAGCAATGTCGGCCATGGCGTCTTCTACTTCGCCGGGGATACCGAAAGGCGATCGGCTTTGCTCGCCAAAAAACCGGCAACCTCGGCGCCCACGGCCAGCAGGTCGGCCGGGTCCATATTGGCGACGTCGTGCGCCGTCAAGGTCGGCTCGGTGATGCGCGGCAGCACGATCTGCAGGGCCGATACGTTCAGGTTGGCCAGCTCGATCAGGGAAATGCCCCGCAGGGCGCCCGCCTTGGGTTTGCGCACGGTCAGGGAGGTGATGAGGCTGTCGCCACGCTTGATTGGCTCGTCCAGTTCGATGACGGCTTGGTTTTGGGTATCGATGTTCATGCTGTATTCCTTGTTGAATGGTGGTGAGTAAAAGGGGGGATTACAGGCCGATGGCCTTGCGGATGGCGGCGGTGGTGTCGTTGCCGCCGATGTTCTCGATGCCGCTCATGAAGTCCAGTTCGATGACGGCGG